TGGCGGCTCTGGCGTTGTCATTTTTTCTGTGCCAACCGCCAACTATACGGGAACAACGACTGGCTCACCGACGGTGACAACTTCGGGGGCCAACACCATTATCAAGTTCACCGCTTCGGGGAGTTACACCGGATGAGTCATTTTGCAAAAGTTTGTGACGGCAAAGTCACCCAAGTCATCGTCGCAGAACCTGAGTTCTTCGACACCTTCGTGGACTCGTCCCCCGGCGAATGGATTCAAACCAGCTACAACACTCGTGGCGGGGTCCACTACGGGTCAGACGGTCAGCCCGATGGCGGGGAAGCCCTGCGCGGCAACTATGCTGGCATTGGCTACACCTACGATCAGGCCAATGACGTGTTCTACGCGCCGCAGCCCTACGCAAGCTGGACGCTGAGCCAGACCACTTGGCTGTGGAGCGCGCCCGTGCCGTATCCAGATGACGGCCTGATTTATACGTGGGATGAGGCCTCTAGAGCCTGGAAGATGTTTGCATCTTAACGAAAGACCCCGGCCAGAATAAACGGGCCGGGGCAAGTCAGCGTTTCGACAATTCATGGGGTCTGGGCTAATCAGGCGGCCTACGCATAACCATCGCCGGAGGTAAGCCAAGAACCATTCCTTGACTCAATCAGTGTGCCACAGACCCCAAGAACATCAAGCGGGATTTCGATTGAAGGTGATATTTCTTTCTGCGCGGATGTCTTGATTTCTCCAGGACCAGCATTCACCGTTATCCTGAAACACAACCCAGATAAGGTCATGCTCTGTCCCGTAATCAATGATGATTTGGGCGAGACCTTTGCCCTTTGGCGTAACAACAGGAAGAGCTGGATTTAACTGAAGCATGTTCATTTTGATCCCCTGGGCGGCATCATCGACATTGGGTTTAGATCACTCTCAGGAACGCGCCATATGTTCTTTGTCCTAGAAACATATGGGGCCAAGTACTTGTCTTTTCTGGCATCCCCGCCACGAAGCCAACCGCAGACCCTAAAGTTTGGAGCGGTGCCTTTGACGAGATAGTAGAAATACTCCGGGTTGTCCTTCTCATAGATAAGAAGCCCATAGTTCTCCTTCGTCACTGTGCGCACACCGATATCGTCGCCTATGTCAGCTTGCCCATAGGTGTTGACGGTGCCTTCAAAGTACAGGTTTAAAGCCTTGGCTACACAAACTTCGCCCATAGCGCCTTCAATGTGGATAGTGAGCGCAGTCTTCTCGTCCTCAGTAAATCCCTCAGAGAACTTGGAGCCCTTTTTGTCTGACTCATATTGCCTTTGCACTCCAACATTGGAGGCATTCAACATCTCAGTGAGACTTAACTTTATTCTCATTGGAGGTTTTCCTTGTCAGTGTGTAGTGGCATAGCTTTGAATGCTCAGCGCAATAGGATCTGCCGGTCTTCTCTTTCCCGCAAAACAGGAAGCCGCTTGCGGGTCCATCGTTGAGGATGAAGCGGCACGACTTAGCCGTAAGCTGCTCAAACTTCAAAGACTTACCCACTGGCGCGGTTGCTTCTGTACATACGATGAGGTTCACAGTCTCGCCGTAGGTTTCTGTCTCCACCTTGGGGAGAGATATCGACTTGTCTTCGATCTTGTAGACACTGACATTTGGGTTGGCCTGGGCAGAAGCGATTGTCTTGCGCTCCTTCTCAAGTTGACGTAGATCCGCTTTAATCGCATCAAACCGCTTATCGACGTTCTCCTGGGCAATGCGGCCTGAGAACTTAAAGCGGTGGAGCTTACCCGCAACAGCATTGCGAGTAATCCCTAGTTCCTTGGCAATCTGACTGGAGGGAATGCCCTTTTCCCATAGTTCAATCATCCGGTCATCGAGATCTTCTGTCATTTTGGAACATCCTCATACTCGGTTGCGGTCGTAGGAACGATGTCATTCATAGCTTGTCCAAGGCCATAGGGATTTTCATCCGTGATCAGTTCACCGGCAAACGCCATGTAGTTGACGCCATCGATGTAATGATCTGGGTTCTTCCGGTCAGCACAAAGGCGTGAGAGCTTTACTGCATGAAGAATGAGAGCCACATCATGGGCACTCAGTTGGATGCCGGTGATGATGGTCGAGATCTGGGCTACGTTTTCCATTCCAACGCGCATGTCTCCATATTTGGGGTTTCTGTCGTTGAAGATCTCGGCTGCGTTTCGCATGATTCCATAATAGTCCATAGGTATCCCCTTAGCTGTTGTTGAGTTAACGCTGATTACTCGGACGCTTAGCTATCTCAGCTTCATCTTCGCTATCAAAGTCGAAGTACTCTTGGGCTTTGCCGATCATTGTGGTGTTGATAATGATCTCACCTCTGTCTTGCCACCAGATTTCGCCATTGAGATTTTTGCGTTTGTAGAACATGCGGAAGATGATGAACTCCACCCGATTCAAAAGAGCGCACATCTCCTCCTGGGTCTTCACTGGATGCTCAAGCGTCATCTGATGGGTATCCATGCCATTCGCACTCGGCATGTTCATTGTGACTAAGAATCGCATGTATCCCCGCCTTTGTTGCGTAAAACCACTGTCCCATCCATCTTCTTTTTCCACTTTGAAAAACGACCACCGGGCAGTGGGGACTTAGATTTTGATGCGCCTATGTGGTTCTGGTGAATTCTTTTCACCTTAGCGATCATAGGCATATCAACAGTGCTTGTATGAACCCGGTGGCACTTGCGATGAGCAACAAGCCAGTTGCTTGCATCATCTTTACCGCCAGCTTCCAGTGGGATGTCATGGCTTACATCCCACTCTTGGCCGGGCAACACTTTCATGCTGCACAGATGGCACAAGCCCTCATGCCGCAGAAAGATGTCAGCCCTTGTTTTAGCCGTTATGCGCACACGCTTGATCAATGAACAGGCTCATCATCACTGCTGTGATAAAAGCTGTTGATACTGTTTACGACATTGTTCAAAAACACCGCCGCCATGGCCTTGGCTACAGTCGAGTTACCTGCTTGTTTTAGCGTCAGTTTAAGAAAGAGAAAGTTAACCACAGCAATAGACGTCGTAAATTCCAATTTTTGCAAAGCCTTCTCAAGCTTTTCAGTTGTTTTAGCTACAATTTCAGCTTCTTGCTCTAGGTCTATCACTATAGCCTCATTTCTGCGCGTTTTGACGCTTCAATTGATTGCCACTCCGAAAATTTCATTCGGATGTATTCCATCTTCACTTTTAGGAACGCTGCCTTTTTGCGAGCTTCCACCATGTTGGTGACAAACTCAACCCATTCGGGGGAAGCTTTCGTTTGCATCTCAGCGCGGCTAACCGGCATGTCTCCCAGAGAGAGCATCATGCGGGCCAGCACTGCGCTTTTGGTTTCTTCCAATAGAGATGCAGCGGAGTCAGCATCCACATATGCTTTCGCAACGATACGGAACTGTTCCGAAAGCAGGGGATCGCTGTTCATGGGCCACCTCTAAAAAGGAATCGCATCCTCGTCCAGATCAACGTCTGCTGTTGACTGAACCTGAGACGCTGTGGGGTTCTTCGGCTTGAGCGCGAAGCTGATCCACTTCTCGCCATTCTTGTCGGTCTTGGACCAGGCGCTAACCCAGTACTCAACCCCGCCAATGAGCGCGTTACCCGTCAGTGGTGGAGAGTTCTCGTTCTGCTTCTTGTTGTTCTTGAAGATTGCCCCGCTGTTGTCTTTCTTTTCAAATGCCACCGGTCTTCTCCTTCAGTTGGATGATCTTGCTGTCTAGCTCGTTGATGAAGTTCACCACTTCACGCTCAAGCTCAGCAATTGCTACGTTGTCGCGATCTACACGCTTGATAAAGATCTGCATCCCCTCAGGCATTCTTGGATCATAGGATACGAAGTCACACCACTTGCGGCCCGTACAAGCCATCTGCCACTGCATCTGGGTATTGTAGCGCCCTGGGACGGATTGTCCCAAAAGGGTCTCGATATGCGTGGCGGTTATGGGGCATTTGATCTCGACAAGCCCATCGTCACCGATAAGCCCGTCTGGAGATGCCCCCGCCATAGGGATTGCGTTGTGGGGGACAAAGCCCGTCTCGATGACGAGAGAGCCTACAGCCCCCTCGTAAGCCGCTCTGGCCATCGGTTCAGTATCTGTCCCCCACTGCATTGCGGAACTTGAAAAGGATTCCCCCTGAACCCCAGTCAAGCGCTCGCAAATAAGCTGAGCCATATAGTTCATGCGGCTAGTGCTGTAGCCAGTCTTGGTCTTGGCGACGATGTCCGCAACACGGGACGCCGTCACTCGACCCAATCTGATCGCATGCCATTCAGGAGTTCTCTGTTCCATCGTTGTTTTCCATTCTCTTTTTCATCATTTCATCTGCGATTTCATAGGACCATTCAGCAGCAAGACGGCTGTTTACCGTAGGGTGCCCGGCCAGAATGCCGGTTATCGCTGCCATAGCGAAATGGTCTCTCACATCAGGGAAATCCATCAAGCTGCTGACGGCCTGGGCCTCAACGTCAAGTTCTGACATTTTGCTCATCACTTCACCGCCTTCTTCGGACGACCGGGCTTGCGCTTCGCAGGAGCGGCGGCAGTCTTCTTAGGTAACCCGCGAACCATTTTTATGCTTTTAACAATCGGCAAATCGGGTGCCTTAGGTGCCTTGGCAGCCTTCTTCAAGTCGGCAACTTGGCCCTCCAATTCAATGCGAAAACTCCGCTCCTCATTGTAATGATCAACCAGCTCTTCAAACTGATCAATTTTGGCCTTAAGCTTATGTATCAAGGCGTCGATGATGATTTCGTTTTTGTCGGAGAAAAAGAGATCCATGTCGTCCATTATTCTGCGTCCTTCTTGTCTACTGCGGTTGCGATGGCCTTCAAGTCCTTGATGGCTTCGGGGGTTAAGAGTTTGCGTTCTGTTGCATCAAGCCCGCGCCAGAGAGCGTTGAGGGCGTCCATGCCCTTCTCAGCTTCCCCCTTGGCGCGGAGAGCTAGAGCCGTCACGGCCCTAGGATCAGGCTCCGCTGCTGGCTTATCGACCTGGGCAGCATTACCGTCATCATCATCTGCCGCCAAGTTGGCGATAGACATGAGGGCGTAGCGGCGGGCGTAAGAAATCCCGCTGCCGATTGGGTGGGGCTCATGCTTCACTGGCATGAAAAGTGTTTCGGCCATGAACTCTCCAGATGAATGGAGAAGCATGGTCTCAACCTCGACCCCGCCAGGAACCGTGCGGGGGAACTGTACTACCGACAAGCCATTGTCAGCGAAGGGCTGACGGACGGCGGCGCGCACTGACGCCAGATCAGCATACTTGGATTTGTAGAAGTCGTTCTTGCTGGACTTGGTGGCGTCCTCGATCTGCCCTTGAGCGATGGAGAGCGCAGTAGCAAGCTGGTCAATTGTCTCAGACATTTTCATTGTGATTCTCCTTATGCCCACATGCCTTCACGGGCGCATTCGTCAAAGATGTCGTCCATCAGCTTCTTGTCGCGATGCAGATCGTTCTTGAGTTCAACGGATGGGTGCCAGTTGTCTTTGCGCCCTTGGCGGTAGTCATGCTCGACCGATATTCCGGTCTCACCGTTGTGGACTGTCAACTGGAAAGCCCAGATGTAGGGCATGCCGTCTACATGGTCGATCTCAATGTCTAAAGCACCGGTCAGATACAGGTGGTCAGGCATTTCGTACTGGTCTAGCTTGTACTCGATTGGGATCAGGTTCATTTCTCTCTCCCGTTGTAGGGTGCCTCCTTTTCGCATGCCGCCTGATTCGTGTCAACAAACAAATTGACATATTTTCAAAATTGATCATAATCCTCGACATGATACGGAAACGAACCACCATACTGCACTACATCATCCGTCACTACGGAGGCGTATCTGCCATGGCGGAAGCCTTTGAGCTAAGCCGCCAAGCCATATCGAAGTGGGACCGGGTGCCCATCAAGCATCTGCCCAGGATCGTCAAGGCAACCAAGATTCCCCGCCAGATATTGAGGCCGGACCTCTATGAAGACGATTAAGCCCTACTACCGCCCTGTGGAGTTAGAGACTGTCAAAAAGTTCTGGCAGATGGGGTTGGACACACACGAGATAGCGTTGCGTACTGGGTTCAAAGAGTCTGAGGTTTACCGTCATCTGGCGCGGTGGTTGGACAGAAAGTGGCTGGAGCGGCATTATGATCAGAATCGTGTTGGCTCTTCCTCCTAGTGTGAACAGATTATGGCGAGCAACTTCAACAGGCCGGGTGTACAGGTCACCAAAGTACACGACATGGAGAAAGACAGCGGTTCAAAACGCGATCCTGCAGGCTGGTCGCAGGAAGATCAGCGGGCCATACAAGCTCACCTTAGAAGTGGTGAGACCGGACAAAAGAAAACGCGACCTAGACAATCTACTGAAGGCAGCGTCCGATTGCCTAGTTGAAGCTGGAATTATAGACGACAGCCAATGTGAACACATCGAAGCCAAATGGGTGAAAAATGAACATCCCTGTACAATCACAATCGAACCCCTCTGACAAGAAGCCCCACCTGTTCAGGTTGAGTTCTGAGGTTATAGATTGTTTTGACATTGACGATGCAGTTGCAACCTATGACGATATGCGTGAAATGGATTTAGATAAAGATCCCTATTATTTTTACTGCGTTGAAGTGAACACATCATTTATATTGAAGTTTTCAGGTTTTTTAGGAATGGGAAACGGTAATTTTGACGAAATAAGAACGATAGCTGCAAAATGGATTTGGGTTTTTCAATATCAAACCTATGAAGATAACACTTACACAGGAGAAATTTTTGTAACATTGCCATCAGGCGCGGTGGCTAATTATAGTGAATCGGTTATTGAATACAAAGAAGCTAATGAGGCAATTACATATGTTGAACAGGCGCTCAGGTGCTTTTTGATATTGTTATTGGCTACTAAAAATGTTGATAAGAAAACCACCCTTAACTATAAAAGGTCTGCTAGCCCCCGAGTTCAAAAAGATTCAAAGAGATATTCGCACACAACTTTGATCAAAATAGGGAAGATCACAGAGTCCTATGGGGCATCTACTGGTTTAGGTGGGCGCAGAAGGCCGCATCTTCGCCGGGGGCACATACGCACCCAGCGCTTTGGCAAAGGCAATGCTGAAGTGAAGAAGATCTTTATCCAGCCCGTCTTTGTAAACGCTGATGAAAACTGGATCAATGAACAGAAGACATATCGCGTTGTAGCATGAGAAGGAGAAGGTACAATGCGCCTTAAAATGCACCCAGGTATAACCCATACGTCAAGCGAACTTGCCACCCATATCGGGATGGCACACTTCTCAGCCACCGGCCCTGAGAACACATACTGTAGCCAATGCAGCTACCGCGCCAAGGGCGGGTGCCTAAAGTTCCTGGAGCTGACAAAAGACAAGATCCGGACGTTTCCTAGGGAAACACTGTCATGCAAATATTTTACCCCAAAGGAACTCAATGTCTGACACTGTCCAGGATCTCCGTGATCGCATCGCAGAGTTGGAGGAGGAGATCCGCCAGCTTCGTGCCGACATAGCGCCGACTGACGACACGTTTGCTGGCATTTTGACCCGTCAACAGGTTGCATTGCTGAAGAGCATCCGAAACCGCAACGTCGCCAGCTATGAGTACATAGATCAGGTGCTAGCGGGACAAGGCAATTTTGGCAGAGGCGATGGGGAAGAGACTGAAAAGCTAAGGTCAAAAGTATCCATCTACAATCTTCGCCAACGCCTCAAGCCCTACGGTATCCGTATCCGGACGTGGCGCGGCATTGGCTACTATCTGGATGATGAGAACAAAGCAAAGCTAAAGCAACTGATGGAGAAGAAAGATGAAAACTATCCTTTTTGACACAAGCATCGACTACACAAGTTGGGACATTAACGAAGCGGGGAGCATTGAGATGACTGAATGGCAACCAATCGACACCGCGCCAAAGGATGGGGATGAGTGATGGGAACGATCAAACAACACATACCGAACTTCGTGTCTGGAGTTGATCCTGTAACGCAAAACTTTGACACTCTTGATGAGTTGCTTAATATTTATTTTGTAAAACCGTGGGGTGAAGACACCGATTTCCATCAATTTAGCATCGGGCCATATGGTGACAGATGGCATCTAATGGCTGAACAGAACAATGGAAAACGATGGTGGGTGGTTGGGTATATTACAGGCATTGTAAGAGATGAACTGGAGCTGCCCGATTGGCGACCTAAGAAGGGGGATTAATGATGACTGGCAAGTACATGATCGTCAGCGAACAAGTGGCCCACATATTCAACGAGCTTACATGGATCATGCGTTTGCCAAGGGGTGATGGATTCATTTGCATCCCCGCCAATAGGATCGGCGAGTATCTGATGAAAGTTTATGTGAAAAGGAAGTGAGCAATGATCGACATCAACAAAAAGTACCGCACCCGCGATGGCCGTGAAGTCCGCATCTATGCGACGGATGGGGCAATGCCAAGACCTGTTCATGGAGCAGTAAAATCCTCTTATGATTCCACATGGCACTCATTTCAATGGCATGAAGATGGTCGGCTAGTTCATAATATTTTGGCGGTAGACTTGTCTGACCTCATCGAAGTCCGCCCCCGCCACAAGCGGACGGTGTGGTTAGCCGTTTACCATAACGGATATATTGAAGCGACTAGCAAGTTAGAATGGCGCAACGGCCCCTGCATTAACGGACCCTATGATGGTGCAAAGCCAATCGCCTGCATCAAAGTCGAGTTGGATTTTGAAGAGGGAGAAGGGTTGTGACAGCGATTGGATTTATCATAGCCATCATTGGCTTCATTTTTGCGTCCTATGCTGAGGCCAACTTTTCCAGAAGTTTGTCTACTGTTGGCGGATGGTTTATTTTTGTTGGCGGCATGTTTATGCTGGCTGGAACGTCTGTCAAACTATGGGAGATCATGCCTTGACTAAACTCCTCATGCCAAGACGCAAGTTTCTATCAGGCTTGTTCGGCCTTGTAGCAGCGCCTGCGATTGTCAAAGCTGCCAACATCATGCCGGTGAAGATGATCGAGCCGAAGTGGTTCTTGAATGACGGTCTGCCACTTCAAACCATGATTCATCCCGTTCGCACAGGCGGTGGCATCCGTCTCAGCGAACTGCGCGAGATATTTAGGCCCGGCGCGCAGAAAATGTTTGACGAGATGTACGAAGCGAACTCGGCTCAGTGGGAAAACGTCTTTGAATCAAGGGGGTTGTGATGACTGACGCACCCGACTCTTTGCTAGTCCACTGCGGCTCATGCAAGCGCGAATGGTTTGCCTTGAAGCTGCCAATGCCAATGATGGATGCGGCTGTTCTCATCGAGAAGATGGTCTGCCCCAAATGCAGTGAATGGTCGCACAACATCTATTGCGGCCCTGCACCAGTGGAGAAGAAAGATGACTGACGACATGGGATTCGATCTTAAATTACCAGCAGTCGGTGAATTGACGTTGCCGCAGTGGCAAGACTGGCTGGTGCGTTACAACGCAGTTTTGGCTGAGCGCGATAACCGCATCGAGAAGCTGGAGGCGGAGGTAGAGCGATTGGTCAAGTCCAGAAACAAGTGGGGCAAACTATATAACAGGACGCTAGAGAAGCTACGCCTGTCGGTTATGTCAGACAGTGAATACGTCAAGATCATCGACGAAAAGTGCGCAGAACAGGCCAGCCGCATCGAGAAGCTGGAGGCAGCGCTGCGGGAGATTGCCGATGATGGGGACAAAGACCTGTTCATTAGCGGTCGTTCAGCGCGGCGTGTCGCCCGCAAAGCACTGGAGGGGAAAGATGAGTGACTACATGCAAATCCTACTAAACGTCTGCTTCACCATGGTGACCGGCGTCATCATTGTTGGGGGCATTGGCACCATGGCGTTCTTAGCCCTGATGTTTTGGAACATGATAGCGGATGAGTTCTGATGGGAAAGAGATCTAGCTTCGAGCGTAGGCCGATGGACTATTATGCAACTCCAGAGGAGGCTGTATTGCCCCTTCTGCCGTGGCTCCCGCGCCAGACAAGGTTCTGTGAGCCCTGTGCTGGCGAAGGGCACCTAATCCGCCACCTGGAGAAACAAGGGCACCAGTGCATCACCGCCTTTGATGCGGATCGCACGAAGTCTTATCCCGTGATCGATGCGACGTTCATGACCGCTTCTAATCTGGCGGGGGCAGATATGATTATAACAAATCCCCCATGGTCGAGACCAATCCTGCATGACTTGATCGACCGGTTTGTTTGCTTAGCTCCAACTTGGCTGCTATTCGATGCTGACTGGGCCTTCACGAAGCAGTCAATCCCATACATGAACTATTGCCAGATGATCGTGGCTGTGGGGCGGGTGAAGTGGATTGAGGGCTCTAAAAACACTGGCAAAGACAACTGCGCCTGGTACAACTTCAGCCACCCTAAGCATCTCTACCCTGAGGTGTCCAAGACAGCCTTCGTGGGCCGTCGATGAAGATCCCCCTCGACCAGCAAGTTCAGGCGCTCCAGGAGGCTGTCACAGCCCACCGCAGCTATGTGAACACCGTCAAACGGCTGGTGAAGGCTAATGAGCGCCCCAAGGAGATCCTAGAAGACACTGAGCGCCGTCTGCCATTGATGGAGGCTGCGCTTAAAACCCTGCAATGGGTGCAATTAAATCGGGAATTAATTATTGAGGTGCATGAGAAATCCAAAAAAGCCTCTTGATTTATGCAGATGATGCATTTAAAAAT